ATTATGGTTTGTATTTTTTTATCACAATAACATTTACATAAACGATTCAATAATAAATTAATGGCAACCTGTTTCACTGATTTAATGGTTGGTGGCATTTTAATGTTATGATATAGTATCATATTCCTACAATCCATTAATCTAAACATTAAAATAAAGTTATAATATATAAAGATATTTTTAATGGATAAAAATGTTGTATTCGATTTTGATGAAACAATTGGATACTTTGAACAAATTATTGAAATTATAAAAGAGACAAAAAAAACATCAAAAATAGAAGTTTTTGAATTATTTACATTATTCCCATTAGTGTTTCGAACAAATATTTTTGATATATTTCATTTCATTGTTCGTTTAAAAAAAGAAAAAAAAATAAAATCCGTTATTTTATATTCAAATAATAATAATGATGTATTTATCGGTTACGTAATATCTTTTATACACCAAAAACTTAATTATTCATTATTTGATTTAAGTATTTCACTAAATCAAACGCATAATAAAAATAAAAATTTATCTGATTTATTAAATTATTCAAATGGATTACTAACTAAAAAATCATCAATCTTTTTCATAGATGATAAAGAATATGATGACATGAAAATGATTAAATATTATATAAAATGCGAGGCATATAAATATATATATCCTAAAACGGCAATAAATGAAAAAATAAATGTAGATCTAAAATTACCCGATCATGATAAATGCAATATATCACAATCCATTTATTCTCTCATTTCTAAAGAAATTATAAATAAATTACGCATATTTGTTTTAATTAATATTTAACTTATTCTGATTCTGATTCTGTTCCGGATTCTACATTATATATACTTAGTGTTCTTGCACTTGCATCTGTTGCATTTACAAATCTTGGCATCCAAAAATATGGAATAATATGAGAACATCCAGGATAATAAGTTTCAAATAAATGGCGATAATATTTTTGTTCTTTTGTAGTTGGTGGATTTATTTCGTATAATTCATTTGGTATATATATATCATTTAATTTTTCTTGAATAATTTGATACCACGAATGGTTCAAACTACTCACCCCATCACTAAATGCCTCCTTTTTACGATATAAAATACTATTGGGTAATAATTCAGGCGCAATTAAATTAAATGCATCTCGAATTAAATATTTTTCAACATGTTTTATATGACATCTTACATTTGGTGGAATTTTTAAATAATAATTCGTAAAATCAATATCTAAATATGGTGTGCGTGGTTCTAATCCATGACTTGCGATACTTTTGTCGCTACGCAATACATCAAAATGGTGTATATTTTTTAATAAACGGTCACATTCATTTACAAATTCAAGTGAATTTGGACAAGCATGAAAATATAAATATCCTCCCATTAATTCATCCGCACCATCACCATTCAAAACAACGCGCGCTTCACTATGTTCTTTAATATATTTACCCACATTCCAATTACCAACACTTGCACGAACAGTAGTTGTATCATAGCTTTCAATATCTTTAATCACTTGTGGAATAGAATTAATAAAATCATCTTCTGTGCATATAATTTGAGTATGTTTACTTTTAATATGTTCTGCAACCATCGCAGCATATTTTAAATCTTCTGAACCTTCTAATCCAATACTATATGTCTCTAACACAATACCTTTTTGAGACAAATGTCTTGCAGCAATTGCAGCAACTAAACTACTATCTAGACCACCTGATAAGAGACATGCTACAGGTCGTTCAGTGTTTTCTACACGTTTGACTACCGCTTTACATAAGAGTGAATAAATATTATATAGATACTCAATGTGGTCAGTTATAATAATACCTCCCCTTACAGTATATTTTTCTATACGTGAAATATAATAATTTACACCTCTATTAATTTCCATAAAACTACCAGGTGGAAAATGATTCATGTTACTTAAATTCATAAATTGCATTGGTGCAATATCTGATGCAAAACAAAATGTATTTTCAACAAAATTGAGATACAATGGCCTTACACCATAAGGATCTCTTGCAATAAAAAATACATTTTCTAATGTATCATACAGAATAAATGCAAATTCTCCATCTAATTTAGTAACACATTTATTCCCAAATAAATGATATAAGTGTAAAATGACTTCACAATCACTACCACTTGTAACATTCAAATTATAATCACGAATTAATTCTTTATAATTATAAATTTCGCCATTACATATTAATAAATAATGTTTATATTCGAGTGGTTGATGACCATTTGGTGTGAGTCCATTGATTGCTAGACGATGAAATCCCAAATAATTTCCCTTGCATCTTTTTAATATAGAAAATTCGGGACCACGTTTATTTCCACGAGTAAAATAATCTTTATTCATATCATTTGATTCATTAGATCCAATTAATGCAAAAATCCCACACATTAAATATATTTAGATTATCTTTTTATATTTTTATATTAAGAGTATATAATGAATCAATCCAACTTTGATTATGATAATGAACTAAACAAACGTTTAGAAAACAGATATATGCCTTCTGCACCATTACAACCAATGTTTGATATTAGACCAGTTGCAACAAAATATACTATGTTCCATACAGTTGACCCAATACAAACTCATAATCAACAATATCATTATAATCCTCAACAAGTTTTTAATCCAGGAAAAGGACCAGTTGATTATTTTATTAAAAATATTGACGTAGAATCGACATTACGTAGTCAATTTTTTGCTTTACAGCAATCACCTCAGGCGGTATATATTCCAGAATTAAATAGTCAATTATATGAAAATCCGATGGCATTTTTACGACCTCATTCATTAAATCCATCTGAATCTGATGCAATTACAGAAGGACAATGTAGTTCTATGGATGAATTTCAAAATCAGTCTGTATTTTATAATTGTATACGAACAAATTCAAAAAAGTAATTTGTAATTTAATTTGAAAAAATAACAATATAATATAATGAAGTTATCAAAATTAAATAAATTCAAGATATTCAAAATGTTTAATCTTAAAATATTTTTACTTTTATTATTATTATTATTAATTATACTAATGTATAAACAATTAGAAGGGTTTAATACAGATTATCCTCAATCAAGATACAAACCATCTACATCAACCCCTATTCCAACAGCACTAGATGGAACACCATATTTGTCTCCTGATAAAACAGGCGCTTGTCCATCTGATTATCAACGAGATGAAACAAATCCAAATTCGTTATGTCACGCACCATGTAAAGAGGGAAAATTTTATAAAACAGAAGGACATACCTATGGATGTGTATTATTAAATACTGATTATCCGCAATCAAATTATTCAAAGGCTACTTATCCATTTGCACAAGATACAAAAACAAATATTGTATCACCTAGTATAGATGCGATATGCCCAAAATATTTTGATTTAGATTTAAGAAGTGGGTTATGTTATACTAAATGTAAAGAAGGAGAAACATTTTATGGTGAAGTAGGATGTGCAAAATTAAATACATATTATCCTCAATCATCTTATGATGGAACGAATCCTCAACCAACTGCAGCAGATGGAACAACAAAATATGTATCTCCAACATCAACTGCAAAATGTCCAAAAAATTTTGTATTAGATTATACAAGTGGTTTATGTCATACTGAATGTCCATCTGGAACAAAATTTAATGGAAATAAATCGGGATCAAGTATAATAGGTTGTAATTAAATATAACATTTTGTTTCATATTGATTCAATATCATATTCAACCTCAATATTAATGTCTGGATCAATGTAACATGCGCGCTTAGGTTTAATGTCAATTATATCTAATACATAATTTTTGAATTTATAATTAAATTGTAATTTGTCTCCAATTGTAACGCATGAAAATGTGTTTAACATATATTGTAGCATTTCTCGAATACTTTCTTCATTTTGAGGATTTTCCTCTATTTGAAGATTTTCCTCTATTTGAAGATTTTCAGGATTTTGAGGAATATCATTTTCAGAAAATTCAATTGGTTTTATTTTGATATAATTAACTTTTTGTAAACAAACATTTCTAATATAAATTAAATCACCTTCATTTATACCTAAATTATTCATAATCCATTTTGGTATAATACACGTTCCTTCATCTGATGTAAAATCAAGCACACCACAATTTGTTTTATTATGTTTTGATATAATCTCAAATATCATAGGGTAGTCTACATCCAGTTGAATCAGTAAATCTAATATAGATAATGGGAGAATAATTTTATTTCCATCCTGTTTCGTAATACACTTCAAAGTTTTAAAATCCATTTTTACTTAAATAGAATAATCTTTTATTTTTTTTCAATTTTATACGTTTGAAAATAGTAAACTAATAAAACAATATATATTATGTATTATGAAAAAATAACAAAATATAAAACAAAAGTAAATATGGCAAAATATAGAGAAGATATACAACAAATTTTTAATGCATTGTTAAAAGAAGATACCAAATTTGAAAATTATTATTTATATAAAGAAGATTATGATCTATTTATAGATAATATAATCGGAAAAATTGTATCATTAAATACACCCCCATTTATTCTAGAAGAAACTAAATCTACTGTTCTTCAAATGGATAAACAAATCATGATTAAACCAAAAGAAAAAACAGTAATTGGATTAATGAAAAAAATATAATAATAATATATGGCTACTAAAAATAAAAAACAACTTAAAACGTTGAAGGAAAATAAATTTAAAAAGTTAAATTGTCATCCAAAAAATAAAACAAAAAAATATAGTTGTTATGATGATAATACATTAGTAATGTTTAAAAATTTATGGAATAAAAAATATCCAACCAATCAAGTAGTTTCAACAAATGTTATGGATATATGGAAAGAATTACAGAAAAAAATACCATCTTGTGCTGATGAAAAATGTTGGGCAGATCAATTTAATATTGAAACGAATGCATTCTCTCCAAAATCTCCAAAAGATTGGGAAACAAATAAATGGTTATCTAATCTTGACATTGAAGCTGTATTAAAACAATACAAAGAAGCATATCAAAATTTTGATTATTTAGGACCATCTCCTATTGATTTTGATGAAATACTTGGTTCTACATGCGTAGAAGAAAAAATATGTAAATTAAATATTGCAAATAAAATTAAAAATAAAATAAATAAAATAGGTATTTCTATTAATTTGGATAAACATACTGGTAAAGGAACACATTGGGTAACAGTATTTATTGATATTGAAAAGAAATTTATTTTTTATTTTGATTCATGTGGTAGAAAAGTCCCAACTGAAATAAAAAAATTAATGGACAGAATAGAACAACAATGTAAATCACTTGGAATTAATATGACTCAATACGATAGTTTAAATATGAGTCATCAATCAGGAACAACCGAATGCGGTATGTATTCATTGTATTGTATTATTAATTTATTAGAAGGAAAACATACAATTCATTATTTTAAAACACACAAAATACCTGATAAAGATGTTGAGAGATATAGAAGAGTATATTTCAATTAATATTTAAAAACATGAATTCAGTTTATGTAAATGAATACGAATGAAACAAAAGCAAAAATATGGAATATGTGTATTGAAAAAGGTATTTTTAATAAAGTAAAGGGAGATGATTTCAAAAATATACAAGAAATATTTGAAAAAATTATAAAGGGCTACGAACAGGTCGAACCAAATTTGGATGTGTTTAATAAAGTAATTGACTCTATTTCATTTGAAATTTATAATCAAACTCAAGTGAAAAATGAAAATGTAAAAAATGAAATTGTTTCACCTTCA